TAGGTGGTGGTTCTAATGTAACATATAAACTAGGTCCAAACTATGAGAATTGGGAAAATAATAAAGTAGTGGCGTTTTAAAAAAATTATTATGGATAGAAATGAGAAATTAAAAATATTTGCTAAATGTTTAGGTGACCCAATTTATGCAATAGAAACGTTTCTTAAAACATACGATTTAACTCAAGAAGGGTATGTCCCCTTTAAACTATTTCATAAACAAAGAGACATAATTAATTCATATGAAGAAAATAATCGTAATATAGTTACTAAACCAAGACAGGCTGGAGTGTCTACAACAACTGCTGCTTACATAGCAGTTAAAATTGCGTTTTGTGACCCAAATAACCCTTGGAAAGTTTTGGTATTGGCAAATAAACAAACATTAGCCCAAGAATTTCTTAAAAAAATTAAAGATTTTACTGATCAGATACCCTCATGGGTTTGGGGGGTAGAAGAAGGTGACTCTTATTTAGATATTGAAGCTAAGGGACATATAAAAACTAAATCCACTAAATGTGAAGTTAAAGCTTTAGCAACCTCAAAAGATGCGTTAAGGGGGTATACACCTACATTTTTAATTATGGATGAAGCTGCCTTTATCGATAACGGTGCAGAGGTGTTTGGTGCTGCACTAACCTCTTTGGGTACTGGTGGTAAAGTTACATTAATATCAACACCTAATGGTCAAGATGCATTATATTATAGAACATATGATGGTGCCAAAAAAGGTGACAATAATTTTAAAATTATTGAAATGAGGTGGCATGAAGATATAAGATATAATAGAGGTTTAAGGTGGATAAGAAATGAAAATGAAGAAATTATATGTGATAGTATCGGCAGAGATAAGTTAAGATGGGAATATAGTGGTAAAACATATGAAACTAACGCTAATAACATTAATGATTATAGTGTAATGGTTAAAGATGGTTGGAAAGCAACATCTCCTTGGTATGAAGAAATGTGTAGGGATATGAATGGGGATAAAAAACAAATAGCACAAGAATTAGATGTGTCATTTGTTAGTTCTGGTGGTAACGTTATAGACGATGAATACATTGAATACCAAAACGAAAATTATGTTAAAGATCCAAAATATATGGCAGAAATGGAAAAATCTATGTGGATATGGAAAGAACCAGAAGAAGGTCATAAATATATTATGGGTGTAGATGTTTCTAGGGGTGATGGGAAAGATAGTTCTACTATAGTAATATTAGATTTTGATGGTTTGGAGCAGGTGGCGGAGTTTCAATATAAATTACCACCCGATTTATTAGCAGAAATAGTTTATAAATATGGTAATCTTTATCAGGCATATACTGTGGTGGATATAACAGGTGGTATGGGTGTTTCTACAGTAATGAAATTATTAGAAATGGGGTATAAACATCTTCATTATGATGACCCTAAAAATAGAAAATTAAGTGAAAAGTATGCTAAAAGTGTTTATAAACAGGGTGAGAAGGTTCCTGGGTTTAACGTTGGTAGTAGTAGGTTACAAATGGTAAGTGATTTAGAAGAACACGTCAGAGAAAATAAAACCATTATTAGATCAGTTAGGTTAATTTCGGAGTTAAAAACTTTTGTTTATAGAAATGGTAGGCCGGATCATATGGATGGGTATCATGATGATATAATTATGGCACTAGCGATGCCACTTTTTGTGGTACAAACAACATTTAAAAAATTAGAAACAATAGAAAAACAAACAAAAGCAATGTTAGAAGGTTGGGTTAATACTAATTCAGTAAATGAGGTTGATAAAGTTAATAAAAAATTTACAAACCCTTTTTATAGTAATACCCCAACTTATCACCCAACACAACCAAATAATGACAATAATGATAATGGTGAATACAATTGGTTATTTGGTATTAAATAACATTTAAAACTTTTTGATATTTATTATTATAAAATAAACATTATAATTATAAAATGGCTAGAAAAACAATATTTCAACAGTTAAATGACTTATTTGGTCCAGAAGTGAAGAGACCACAAAATAAGTCAAGATATTCTTTAGGTGATAAAGAGTTATTAAAAACTAAATCTAAAGAAGAGTACGATTTTGAGAAGTTAAAACAACAACAGGATAAGTATTTGTCTGGTATGTGGCAAAAGGTTGATAATGAAATTTATCAACACTCAATATATTATGAAACCACAAGATTGGCTTCTTATGCAGATTTTGAGGGTATGGAATTTTTCCCAGAAATCGCAGCAGCTTTAGATATAATGATGGAGGAATCTACAACATTAAATCCAGATAATAAACTTATAAACATATTTTCAGAAAGTAAAAGAGTTAGAAGAATATTAGAGGATTTATTTTTCAATAGATTGGATATCCATACTACATTACCTATGTGGACAAGAAACACATGTAAATATGGTGATAATTTTTTATTTTTAAATATAGATAGTGAAGAAGGTATAACAGGGGTTAAACAATTACCTAATATTGAAATATCTAGAAAGGATAATGAGGGGTTTGGTGAGAATTCTGTAAATTCTGAAGAAGATAGTTTTAATCCAGTTAAATTTGTATGGGGTCAAAGAGATATTGAATTTAATGCGTGGCAAATTGCACATTTTAGGTTGTTAGGTGATGATAGAAGATTACCTTATGGTACATCTATGTTAGAAAACGCTAGACGTATTTGGAAACAATTATTACTTTCCGAAGACGCTATGTTAATCTATAGAGTTACCAGAGCACCTGAAAGGAGAATATTTAAAATATTTGTTGGTAATATTGATGAACAAGATGTGCCATCATACGTTCAAAAGATTGCTAATAATTTTAAAAAGAGTCCAGTTATTGATCAGAATACAGGGCAGATTGATACTAGGTATAATCAAATGGCTCAAGATCAAGATTATTTTATACCTGTTAGGGATCCAAATGCACCAAGTCCGATAGACACATTACCAGGAGCAACTAATCTTTCAGAGATTGCGGATATACAATATTTACAGAAAAAATTGTTTACTGCACTTAGAGTACCAAAACCATTTTTAGGTTTTGAAGAGGCTAATGGGGAAGGTAAAAATTTAGCCTTACAAGATATTAGATTCGCAAGAACTATTAATAGGATACAACAATCAATGTTACAAGAATTAAATAAAATTGCGATAATACATTTATATATTTTAGGGTTAGAGGATGAGTTAGAAAATTTTACACTTACATTGAATAATCCTTCTACACAGGCTGAGATGTTGAAAATTGAACAAACCCAACTAAAAGTTACTTTATATAAAGATGCCGTATCTGACGCAGGTAACGGTTTTGGTTCCATGTCAATGACAAGGGCAAGAAAAGAAATTTTAGGGATGTCAGATGAAGAAATTAGAAACGATTTAGAACAACAAAGATTAGAAAAAGCTGCTGCGGCTGAGATGGAACAAACCGCCAATATTATTAAGAAAACTGGTTTATTTGATAAGGTTGATAAATTATATGGTGACTTTGACACTGTAATGGGTGGATCTGCTGAAGGTGATACTGCGGCAGGTGATGATACTGGTGGTGGATTTGGTGATGATACTGGTGGTGGATTTGGTGATGATACTGGTGGTGGATTTGACACAGGTGTTGAGAGCGCTGCCGATAGTTTAGCTGGTGGTGAAGCTGCGGCTGCAGAAACAGAAACAGCGGTAGAGTCTACAAAGAAGAAAGAAAATCTATTAATGGAAGAAACTAAAAGAAAATTAGAAGAAAAAACCAAAAGATATCAGGGGATATACCTTAAACGACTTACAGAAAGTTTAGACAATAATGAACATATTTATGATCTAGATTCAGTAGAAAAAGATACTGATAAATTAAATACCAAGATAGAAGATATGACAAAAGAAATAGATAAAATAATCAAAGATTAATTTTTTTAATAACTCTTGATATTTATATATAAAAAATAGCATGGAAAATTTTGGTAATATAAAAGATACGTTTAAGGATATTGTAATAGAATCGGTATTAAAAAAAGAAAATAATGGTAAGAAGTTGTTTTCTAAGTTTGTTAAAATAATAAAGGAAAATAATACCTTAGCTGATCAATATCTAATTTATAAAAATTTACAGACTAAGAAGTTCGATGATCCATCTGAAGCTAAAGACTACATTAAAGAAAATATTTCACTATTGAAATCATTAGATGAGAAGGAAGTGAAAAAAGGTAATCAAAAACTCTTTAAACTTTTAAAGGGTAAAGAAATTGTTAAAGAAAATAATGAATTTTATAATCATATTAAAATTCTATTAGAAACTGAAAAGACTCCTACTACTATAGAAAAAATTAATGATTCTATAAGTTACATTAAAAGATTGATGTTAGAAAAAGATTCTGAAATTAAAAACAATCAAATAGACTCTGAATTACCTCCAAGTGTATTAACTAAGTTGGCTGTTAACAAATTCAATACTAAGTATTCTAATATTAATGAATCTGAAAAAGAAATCATTAAAACCATTTTAAACGGTGATGATGATACTAAAAAAGAAACGTATAACACTTTAAAAAGAGAGTGTATTGATATTATTGATAATAGATTGTCTGAGTCTTCTGATGTTGACCTAAAGGATAAATTACTTAGGGTTAAAGACAAATTATTAAATATGAACTTCGATAACGAAAACTTTATTACTGATATAAATAAAGTTTACGACCTAAAACAATCCGTATCTTCAATCGATAAATAAGATTACTTATATGTAGTTTTCATAAATTGACTTTGATTAATATTATCATTATATTTGTATTATATTAATAATAAAAAAATAAAAAAATATGGATGAAACTTGGGAAAGAAATAAAGTTAAACCTATTACCAAATTATAAGACTAAAGTTGGTACGGTTAATAATAAACAATCAAAAAGTATTTATATAAGTCTCACTGCGTGGGGAGAAATAAGAAATATAAATAATAACACTAATTACGATTCCGTAGTAAGTGGTCTAAGAAAAAAAATCAAACAAAAATTAAATAGTAATCTAAACAAAGAATTATTTCACAATAATAAATATATTGTTGATTTGGATATGAGAACATCTGGATTCGCATCAACGAAAAGAAGTTTTATGTCTTGTGAAATAACACTATATCAAAAAAAGGGGTTACCTATTAATCAATCGAATTTATTGGAGTCATCAAAGAAAGTAATTTATGATGTTGTAAATAGTTGTTTAGATAATAACAATTATTTTACCTTTTATAAAACTAAAAAATAGAGTTTTTATTGTAATGATATATTTATAATTAAAGTATATCATTATTATGGAAATAATTAGAAAAAACGAAATAAATAAAAAAGGCATCTTAATCGAATATGATGCTGGATACATTTCACCGAAAGACAATAGAAAATTTGTTAATGAAGTTAACAAACTATCACAAGGACAACAAGTAGTAAGTGATCCTTTAATTGTCTATGCCGTTATGCAAAAGTATGGTGTAGAAAATAAGAATGAAAGAGTATATCCTGAAGCTATCTTAAGAAGAGAAGCTGAAAATTATCTTAAACTTATAAAAGAAAAAAGGGCAATGGGGGAAGCTGATCACCCAGAGAGTTCTATTGTTGCTGTAAGTAGAATATCACATAATGTTGTTGAGTTATGGTGGGAAGGTAATGTATTAATGGGTAAGTTAGAAATTATTATGTCACCAGGTTTTGTTAATCAAGGAATTATTTCTTGTGAAGGTGATAGAGTTGCCAATTATATACGTCAAGGGTTAAAAATAGGAGTTTCTTCAAGAGGTGTTGGTTCTTTAGAAAAAGAAAATGGTAAGAATATTGTTCAAGATGATTTTGAATTAATCTGTTGGGATATCGTAACTTCACCGTCAACTCCAGGGTCTTGGATATACAATGAGGAACCATCTCGGGAACAACAAATGTCAGAGTCAAATAAGAAAAATGAGAATAAAATTTTAACGGACTCTTTGAATAATTTTTTATTAGATTAAAAAAAATCACTTAAAAGTAAGTTTTTTATATTTTATTGCATATTTATTAAAAAATGCATGTGGTGCATTATTATTAATAATAAAATAAAATTTTAAAAAAATTAAAATGGCTGAAAAAAGAAAATCAATCA